CTTTTCTTGTGTTTTCCCCCCTTTTCGGTGGGGATTGGGGCGGTAGTTTGGGGGGGTGCCGCGGCAGGCGTATGACAGCCAGTATCGGCGAATCAAGGCTCTGGCCCTTGACCCGCCTGTTGCGTGCGCGCGCTGTAAACGCCAACGGGCGACGACGCTTGACCATGACCCGCCGCTGGCTATGCACGAGCACCGCAAGGGGTCAGGGTGCTGTCGGCTGGTTCCGTGTTGCGAGGCCTGCAACCGTCGCGGCGGGATCATGGTCGCCAACGGGTCATGGCGTCCCGGGACCGAACTGGCAGCTGTCGAAACGCCAGCCGAACGCGACGGGCTAGGCGCCGATCATCCGTGTTGGCGGGTTCCGTGGCTGGACGATTTGCGCCGCGTGCCCGACGGGGCGGTTTGGCCCAGGTTGATGACGGTCCCGCACCCGGCCGCGGTCGGATCGCTGGGACCGGAACTGGTGGCGTTCGCCGAGGCCCGGTCGGGCAGGCCGTTGCGTTGGTGGCAACAGCTGGTCTGCGCCCGGCTGTTGGAAGTCGACGCGGACGGCCGCCTGGTGTGGGAGGCCGCGGTTCTGTCGACGGCGCGTCAGGTCGGCAAGTCGTGGCTGTTGCGCGAACTGGCTTTGTGGCGCATCCACCAGGGCGACCGGTTCGGCGAACCGCAGGACGTGTTGCACACGGGCAAGGATTTGGCGGTTTGCAAGGAGGTTCAGCGGCCCGCCCGGATATGGGCCAAGGCCCGGACCGGCATCTACCGGGTGCGGGAGGTCAACGGTCAGGAGGAAATCGAACTGTTGGCCGACGGGTCGCGTTGGATGCTGCGCGCCAAGGAGGCCGTCTACGGCTATAGCGTCAGCCTCGGGGTCGTTGATGAGGGCTGGAAGGTCCGGGCATCAAGTGTTGATGAGGGCCTGACCCCGACCATGGCCGAACGCGAACAGCCCCAGCTGGTGCTGACGTCGACCGCGCACCGCAAGGCGACCGCGCTAATGCTGGGCCGTCGCCTTGCCGCCTTGGCCGTGTTGGAGGATTGCGACGGGGACCTGTTGATTGAATGGTCGGCGCCGCGGGACGCGCCGGTTGAGGACCGCGACGCCTGGCGCCTTGCCTCCCCGCACTGGGGGCCACGGCGTGACCGGCTGATATCCAAACGCCATGACGCCATGCTGGCCGGGGAAATCGAGGACCCCGAGGAACCCGACCCCGAACAGTCGTTCCGCGCCCAGTGGCTGAACCAGTGGCCCAGCAAACCCGCGGACCCGGGCGGCCCGTCCGAACCGTTACTGGCACCCGGGGTCTGGTCGGGCCTGACCGTCGTCGACCTGCAAGCGACGGGACCGATATGGGTTGCCCTTGAGGATGACTACGGGCTGGGCGCCGCGGTCGCGTGTTGCCGTCGCCTTGATGACGGCCGGTTGGAGGTCGACGGCTGGCTGAGGGGTGACTGGGATAGCGCGATATTGGACGTGCAGGCATTGGCCGTAGGGCACACGATCCGCCGCCTGCTGGTCGGTGCGTCACTGATGGACCGGGTCCCGGCCGGGCTACGGGCGATCGCTGATCCGCGCGGGTCAACGGAAACCCGGACCGGGCTAGCCCTGTTGCGTGACCTGGCCGTCAACGGCCAGCTGGCCCACGACCAGACAACCGTTGACCTTGACAGCACCCTAGCCTTGGCAACCGTCAAGGAGGGTCCGGCCGGGTTGCAACTGTTCGCCAAAGGGCCGACGCATCTGGTCAGGGCAACGGTCTGGGCGGTCGCGGCGGCGCACCGACCGGCCGCGAACCCGGCTGTCTTTTGATGTTTCTGAACCGATCCTGTCGACAATGGGGATAGGATCGGTTGGCAAATTTCATAGACGCCGGGCCGAGGGATGAGACCCCCCGACCCGGCAGACAACAGGAAGGGCTAGCTCCCCAATGTCAACCCCTAGTTTGCCCGATCCCGATCGCCCGCCAAGGCGGTACGTCCCGCAACGTCGGCGGAATTTGGCGCCGGTCGACCAGGCGGCGCGCATGGCTTACCGCGCCGCATTGCGTCACCGCTGGCTTAGCGAGGCATGGACGCGCAAGGAATGCGTGATACCAGAATGCGGGAATTCTGTTTTCCAGCTGCACCATGCGTCATACGACCAGTCCCGGCCTACCGAACTGTTGGGACTGGTCCCCCTTTGCGGCGAGCATCACCTGACGTTTGAACACGAAATCTGGCCCGCCGTCAAGGACATGGGATTGTCCCGCTGGCTGGTGACTCTTTGCTTTGTCGTACATGGCGAGGCGTTGCTGGAATACCTGGAATGGGCGGCGCCCGTAGCCCCGACCGATGCCCATATCGACCAGCTGGCACTGTGGGAGGTCGGCCCGTAGGCTCGTTTTTCTACCTTGCCAGTGGGGAGATAGGGGTTACACTCGCCGTCAGTGGGACTGTTGTCGCGGATGATCCGGCCGCCCGATGACGTCATTCCTAACCCGAATGATCCGGCCGACGTTCCGCCCGCCACTGTCGGACCCCCGGCCGCCGTACCCGGTGACCCGCAGGGCATAGAAATCGTTGGCGAGGGCGGCACGCCGCCGCCGATGGTTCTGCCGTCCGCCTGGTCGGGGTGGCCCGCCGACTGGTGGCCGCCAATGTGGGGCGGGCACTTGCAAGACCTGACGGACACGGCGTGGACCTGCATTGACCTGAATGCGTCGGTGCTTGCCAGCATGCCCCCGTATCTGGTCGGGGCGGCGGACAGCATTGACGCGGGCTGGCTACGCAACCCCGACCCCGACATTTACACCAGCTGGGACGAATTCGCCAAACAGCTGTGCTGGGACTACCAGCTGGGCGAAGCGTTCGTCATCGTCACCGCCCGCTACGCGACCGGATACCCGGCCCGTTTCCATGTCGTGCCGCCATGGGCCGTCAACGTCGACATGGTCGACGGCATCCGCCGTTACAGCATTGGCCGGGTCGACGTTACCGCCGACCTGTTGCATATTCGCTACCAGTCATCCGTTGACGATGCACGCGGCCACGGGCCACTAGAGGCCGGTCGCGCCCGGCTGGTCGCCGACCGGGTTCTCAACCAGTACGCCGCCGCGTTCGCGGGGGCCGGGGGGATACCCGCGTCGATCCTGACCCACCCCGAGGAACTGACCGCCAAACAGGCCAGCGACCTACAGGCCCAATGGGTTCTCGCCCGGCAATCGAGCATTGGCGAACCGGCTGTCCTGTCGGGCGGCGTCACGCATGAAGCGATCCAAACCAATCCCAAGGACATGGCGCTAGTCGACCTGGCCCAGCTGACCGGGTCACGGATCGCCGTCCTGCTAGGGGTGCCGCCGTTCCTGGTCGGGCTGCCATCCGGGGGCGACAGCATGACCTACGCCAACGTATCGAGCCTGTTTGACTATCACTGGCGGGCCGGGCTGCGGCCCAAAGCACAAACCGTCATGGCTGCCCTATCCCAATGGCTGCTGCCGCGCGGGGCCGGGGTTGAGGTCAACCGGGACGCCTACGTTCAGCCCGACCCGCTGGCGCGCGCCCAGACCGCCCAAATCCTGAACGCGATCGTTGACCCGCAAGGCAACCCGGCCCTGTCGGTTGAGGAAATCCGGGCCGCCGAACGCCTACAGGTGACGGGCGCCAGTGGCCTGCAACCCGTGGAGGGGATCGCCGAATGACCGACCACACCGACGACCAGGCCGACGAACAGCCGCGCGGGCCGATCGAATTCAGAACCTATGGCGCCGTGACCGGGGTTAGCTTCCCGGACCGCACCATTGACCTGATCGTCATGCCCTATGACGAACAGGCAACCGTCCGCCACCAGGGCAGGCTGATACAGGAAGTCATTGCGCCCGGCGCCTTTGACGGGATCGAACGCCGCGCCAACCGGGTTCGCGTCAACTACCAGCACCAGGACGACGACCTGCGCCAGCTGTTAGGCCGCGCCCTGACGTTTCACCCCGACCGCGACGAAGGGCTGGTATCGACCGTCAAAATTCGGTCTGGCGAATACGGGGACGCCGCACTAGAGGCCGCCGACGCCGGGGACCTTGGGGCGTCGGCCGGGTTCGGGATCATGCCCGGGGGTGAAACATGGCTTGACCGTGTCACCCGCCGTTTGACCAGGCTGTTCCTTGACCACATAGCCCTAACCCCGACCCCGGCCTACAAAGGCGCCCGGGTGCTCGCCGTACGGTCAGCCGAGGATGACCAGCCACTGTCAAAAACCCCGAACCTTGATTTGGTGCGTTCGTGGCGTTTGACGGACGCGGTACGGTCTGACTTGACCTTGATGGACCGCTGAACTACCCGGCGTTGTAGACCGTAGGACGGGCCGTCGGTAGCGGGGGACGCGCAACCGCCAAGGCGTCAAAAGCCTGACGCTGAGGAAGGGGTGACCCGTATGGGCGCCACCGATGCGCTACTGATCCGCCTGCAAGCGGAGATAGAGGAACGGACAACGTTCATGGACGGCGTCGTAGAAGCGGCGCAGGAGGCCGAACGCGACCTGACCGAACAGGAAATGTCGCTGCTGGCCCGGACGCGTGAACGCATTACCGCGCTGAACGACCAGATTGGGCCGATCGGTGAGGCGGCCGCGATCGCCACTGAGTCACGGCAACGGACCGCCGAAATCTCACGCCAGCTGGTCGTATCCAATGGCGACCGCCCGCCGCAGCTACTGGACTACCGGTCGGCTGGTGAGTACGTCGTAGACGTGTGGCGGTCGGGGCTGGGCGTCACCGAGGCCGCCGAGCGTCTGGACTTGTATCTGCGGGCCGCCGCCCACCAGACAACGGCCGACAACCCGGGCCTGTTGCCCGAGCAGATTCTGGGGCCGGTCGTCAATTTCGTCGACCAAAGCCGACCGCTGGTCATGGCGCTAGGGCCGCGTCAGCTGCCTGGTGGGTCATGGGCGCGACCGGTCGTGACCGCCCATACCAGGGTCGGTCCGCAATCCGCGGAGAAAACGGAACTGCTGTCGCAGAAAATGACGATCAACAAACTGCCGGTCAGCCCGAAAACGTACGGCGGTTACGTCAACGTGTCACGGCAGGACATTGACTGGTCGCAGCCCGCGGTCATGGACCTGGTCATCAACGACCTGGCCGCGCAATACGCGATCGAAACCGAAACCGCGACCGTGCAGGACGTTGTCGGCGTGGCGACGGCTGGGCCGACCCTGCCGACCGGCGCCCCGACACCGGAGGAAGTCGCCGGGGCATTCTGGGCCGCGGCGGGCAGCGTTTACAACTCCGTTTACGGGGCGGGCCGCCTGATCGCGGTCACCGGGCCGGACATGCTGGCGCTACTCGGGCCGCTGTTCCCGCCCGTCAACCCGTCCAACGCCCAGTCCGCGGGCCTGACGGCCAGCGGGTTCGGAACGGGCGCGGTCGGGTCGATCGCCGGGATTCCCGTCTATGTCACGGCCGACATGCCCGCGAACACGCTGATCGTCATGTCGACGGCGGCCGCCGAGGTCTACGAGGACCGGATCGGTGCGCTACAGGTTGTCGAACCGTCCGTGCTGGGCATTCAGGTCGCCTACGCCGGGTATTTCGCCAACCTGACGATTCAGCCCGAGGGCATTATCAAGGTCGTCAAGACACCATGACCGGCCACCAGTACGACGCGCCTAATCAGCAAGTCGTCCGGGCTGACGGGTCCGGTCCCGCCGATGAGGGCAGCGGCGGCAGCGGTGCGCCCGCGGCGGCGTCGTCCGATCCGCTGGACGACATGACAAAGGACGAACTGATCGACGTCGCCGCCGAACGCGGCGTGTCGGTCAGCGGCACCATGACGAAGGCCGAAATCCGCGACGCGATCGACGCGGGCTAAGCCATGGCCTACGCGACCGTTGACGAACTGGCGGCCGCGCTACGCATACAGGTGACGGCGGCAAACCAGGTCAGCTTGCAAGCATGCCTGGACGCCGCCGCCATCGAGATAGACGACGCACTAGACCGGATCGACCCCGTCGATCCGGCCGACCCGCTACTGAACCGGGTGAACCTGATGCGCGGCGTCGAATGGTTCAAAGCCAACGACGCCGCGTTCGGGGTTATCGGCGTGTCCGATACCGGCACCCTGACCGCGCCGCGTAACACGTTCAACCGGCACGCAATCGCGTTGCTGCCCCGCAAACAGCTGTTCGGGATCAGCTGACATGGCGGCAACCGCAACCAGCCTGATCGGCTTTCAGGCCCTGCGCGACGCCGCCGCCGCAGCCCTGGCACCCGTCAACGATGACGACCCGGCCGTCCTGGCCGACATTGTCGACAGCCTTACGCCGCCCGCCTTGCTGTTGGAATGGGGCGACCCGTGGCTGGAACCCGGCGCCGGGCCGGGCACCCCGACCATGGGACCGTGTTTGTGGACCGCCCGGCTGCTGGTCGTGTGCGTCGCGGGCCGCTGGGAACCCGGTGCCGGGATCGACGTGCTGGAACAGCTGGTGACCTACACGATCGACCGGCTGGCCGCCGACCCGTACACCTGGCCGCTTGACAGCGTTGAGGGGCCACGACAAACCGACATGTCCGGCATCCCATACCTGGCAACCCGGGTTGCCTACAACGTCCCAACCGCGATTTAGGAGAAACACTCATGGCCGGACCGCCTGCCGAACCAATGCCGCTGATCCTCACGGACGCGTCAATCAAGATCAACGACACGGAACTGGCGTGCCTCGCCAACCATGTCGAACTGTCGCCCGACACGACGATTACGACACTGGACACCATGTGCGGGTCGCGTGACTACCCGGGGACCGTCAAATGGTCGCTGATCGCCACCCTGTACCAGTCGTTCGACGTCGACGCGACAGAGGACGTCCTGTCGGCCGCCGTGACCGCCTACCAGACCGCGGGGACCCCGGCCACGTTTGAGGTCATCCCGTATAAGGACCGGCCGGTCGCGGCCGACAACCCGTCCTGGTCCGGCGAGGTCATCCCCCAGGACTACAGCCCGATCAACGGCGACGCCGGGGACGCGTCGACCGTCGAACTGGAATGGTCGCTGACCGCACCCCCGGTCAAGAGCATTATTCCGGGCGCCATGGCGGCCGCGACGTCGGGCACCGCGAAGGCCTGACATGGCGGACGCGCCGGTCGAAATCAAAATTCGCGGTATCCGCCAGCTGGACAGCGGCGCCCGGCGCCTGTTCGCCAACATTGACCATGCCCAGCCGCGCGACGCGATCCGCCCGAGCATTGACCAGGTCGCCGCGACCGTCCGCGGACGGGTGCCAATCAAGTCCGGCGCCCTACAGCTGTCGGTGCGGTCCTACATGGACGGCAACGTTGGCCGGGCGACCATGGGCGCCGGGCTGGTGTATGCCCGCTGGATCGAATTCGGCGGCGGCCGCGGGCGCCCGTACAAACGCCGCGGCCGTTACCTGTACCCGACCGCCAAACGGACAGAGCGCGCGTTTCGCAAATATGCGCAAAGTTCGTGCAGCAAAGAAATAGGACGGATGACATGGCCGACGCCGCGCTGAATGAGAACGGGACCCGGGCACTACCGGCCGCCGTTACGATCGACCCGCAGCACCCGCCAAAGCACACGCCGCGCGAAATGCAAATCGTGGAAGCCGAAATCGGCAAGGCCGGTCAGGACATGACGGCCGGGGAGGGCGAACAGGCCCTGGTGTTCTTCGCGTTGCGGCGTCTCGGGTATGAACCGACCTGGGATGACGCCGCCGACGTGTTCCTAGACGCGGACACGCCAGACCCTTTAGGCGCCGTGACCGTGACCGCGCCCACGATGCCCTTGCCGGATTCTGCCGGTACTGGCGAATGACGCCGCGCGAAGTCGAACAGCTGACGGGCGAGGAATACGACGCCATGGTCCGTTGGGTCCTGCGCGAGGACCAGGCCCGCAAACGGGCTGCGCGGCGCAAGGGGTAGGGCATGGCGAACCCCGCGATCGTCGTTGACTTTCTCGCCAACACAAAGGACTTGCAAAAAGGCATGTCCGATGCGTCCGGCGCCAGCAAGGGGTTCGGATCGAAACTGAAAGGGCTAGCCAAGGTCGCGGGGGCCGCCGCCCTGGGGGGCCTGGTCGCCACCCTGAAAGTAGGGATCGACGAATTCTCCGAGGCCGCCAAGGTCGGCGCCCAGACCAACGCGGTCATCAAATCGACGGGCGACGTTTCAAACGTGACCGCCAACCAGGTCAACAGCCTGGCCGGGTCGCTGATGAAAAAGTCCGGGGTGGACGACGAGGCAATCCAGTCCGGCGAAAACCTGCTGCTGACGTTCACGAATATCCGCAACGAAACCGGCAAGGGCAATGACATTTTCAACCAGGCAACGAAGGCCGCGTTGGACATGTCGGTTGCCATGGGCACCGATATGAAGTCGTCCGCCATGCAGCTGGGCAAGGCACTGAACGATCCGGCCAAGGGCATGACGAAATTGCAGCGTGTCGGGGTGACGTTCACGGAGGCCCAGAAAAAGCAGGTTGCCGCCATGCAAAAGGCGGGGGACACGGCGGGCGCCCAGAAAATCATCCTGGCCGAACTGACAAAGGAATTCGGCGGGTCCGCCGAGGCCGCGGGAAAAACGCTGCCCGGCCAAATCAACATTCTCAAACAGCAATTCTCCAACCTGGCCGGGTCACTGGTCGGCGCCCTGATCCCCGTCCTGACGACCGTCGCCCAGCTGTTCCTAAAACACAAAGACATTCTGGTGCCGCTGGTTGTCGTGCTGGGCGGTCTGGCCGTCGCTATCGGGGTCGTGTCCGCCGCGACCGCGGCATGGGAGGCCATTCAGGTGGTAGCCAAAGCGGCGACCGTCGCATGGACGGGCGCCCAATGGCTACTCAACGCCGCCCTTGACGCCAACCCGATCGGCCTGGTCGTCATCGCCGTTGCCGCACTGGTCGCCGCGTTCATCGTCGCCTACAAAACCAGTGACAAATTCCGGGCGGTCGTCAGCGACGCATTCAACGCTGTCAAGGACGCCGCCGTCGCCGTGTTCAACTGGCTGAAATCCAATTGGCCGTTGATCCTCGGCATTCTCACCGGGCCACTGGGGCTGGCTGTGCTGGCGATCGTCAAGCACTGGGACACAATCAAAAACACGGTAACCCAGGGGGTCCGGGCGGTCGTCGGGTTCGTCACCGACGGCTGGGACACAATCAAGAACGTCAGTCAGTCGGTCTGGGGGGCGATCAGTGGCTTTGTTACCTCAGCGATCAGCGACGTCAAGGCCGGGCTGTCGGCATTGGCGACATGGGTCAGCGGGTTTGCATCCGGCGTATGGACGACCGCTATCAACGGGGTGCGTAACGTTTTCAGCTGGGTTACCGACGCGGCGCACTGGATGGTTCAGGCCGTCAAGGACGCATTCAATGGCCTGGTGTCATTTATCGACGGGATCGTAGGCACGGTTGGCCGGGCCGCTTCGGCGGTCGCCAACGCAATCAAGGCACCGATCAATTGGCTTATCAAGGGATGGAACAGTCTTTCGTTTCATATTCCCAAGGTCAGCATTCCCAAGGTTCACATTCCGCTAGTCGGCAACGTCGGCGGCGGATCGTTCGGCGGGCAAGACATAGGGTTCCCCGATATTCCCCTACTGGCCGGGGGTGGCGTCATCAGCGGCCCGACACTCGCCATGATCGGCGAGGGCCGCGGCCGCGAAATCGTGGCGCCGGAAACGCTGCTACGGCAAATCATGGCCGAGCACCGAACCGACGTCCGCGTGTTCATCGGTGAAACCGAACTGACCAGCATGGTTGATGCACGGGTCAGTCATGCCAACACGGGCATAGCCCGGTCGTTGCTGGCAAACGGGGCGGGCTAGTGGCGTTCACCGCGACCGCCGAACCCGACGTCCGTAGCGTCCGCCTTGACCTGACCGTCCCCGCGACGGGCACCGCCGCCACATTCAGCCGCACCGGGCCGTCCGGCGTCCCCGCGACCGTCCGCGGCTGGTCGGGCAAGGCTGTCGTTCCCGGCGCCGTCATCGCCCGTGACTTCGAAGTGCCGATCGGGGTCCCCGTCACCTATACGGCCGTGATCTACAACACGACCGGGGCGATCGTGTCAACCCAGACCGCGGCCATAACCCTGACTTCCCAAGGTTGCGAGGACACCTGGATAACCGACCTGGCACGGGCCGCCAACACAATGCAAGTCGCGCTGGAATCGCTGCCCGAACTGGAATACCCGGTGCCCGAATCGGTGCATGAAATCATCGCCCGCCGTGACCCGATCGTCACCAGCGACGTAGCGCATACCCCGAACTTTGAACTGTCGTTCCTAACCGACACGCTGGACGACCGCGACCGCGCCAAGGCGCTATTGGGCAACGGGGTTCCGGTCCTGTTGCGCACCCCGCCCGAGGACGGGATCGGCAACCTGTATTTCAGTGTTCTCGGATACCGCGAACAGCGCATTACCGCATCGGGCACCCTGGCTGCACGGCGGTTCGTGGCGACCGGCCGTCAGGTCACCCGGCCCGATCCGATCCTGTATACCCCGGTCGGGGTTGCCACCTATGGCGAGGTCAAGGCGACATTCGCCACCTATACGGACCTGAACGCGGGCCGGGCCAACTATGACGCCATCCTGTACAGCTGGGCCGGGTCGCATGCATCCGACGTTGTCCCGTGGCCGCCCGACGACGTATGAGGCCGACAACCCCCCAGTTCCTTGCCTCCCTGCGATCGTCACATGTGCTGGCCGCCGCCTGCCAGCTGTATTTCCCCGACGACCTGACGACCGGCGTACCGGTCCCGGTTGAGGCCGGGACGATAACGATCGACCGGACCGCCCAGAATCGCCGCAGCGGATCGGTTCAGATTCCCTGGTCACTGGCCGCGGGCGAGGACTTGGGGGTTGACCTGCGCGACCTGACACTGGGCGGTTACGCCCAGGTCAGTCGCGGACTGCGCTATGCCGACGGGTCAACGGAACTGATGGCACTGGGCAGGCTGCGCGTCGAATCGGTCACCTGGGACACGCTGGCCGCGTCCGCCAATCTGGAACTGGCCGACCGGATGGCCCAGGTCCGCGACGAACCATTTACCGCGCCGTATGCCGCGAAGGGTGTCCGGCCCGCCGCGGCCGCCGTTGCGATCGTCACGGCCGTATTCGGGTCAAGCATCAGCTACAGCACCCCCTACAACCCGCCCGACGCCATGGGCGACACGATCTATTCGGGTGAACGGTCTGATGCCCTGTCGGCCCTGGAACAGTCCTACGGTGCCGAAACGTACTTTGACGCCAACGGGAACTTTGTGTTCGCCGCCAAACCCGGGACCAGCGAACCGGTCGTATGGACGGTCGACGCGGGCACGGCCGGGGTCATGGTCAACGCCTCAGAAAACCTTGACCGAACAGGCATCTATAACGGGGTGCTGGTACAGGGGCAGCCGACCGCCGACCAGCCACCATTCAGTTCGCTGGCCGTGTTCACCGACCCGACGTCCCCGATTCGCTGGGGCGGGCCATTTGGCAAGGTCGCGTTGATCGCCGACAGCACGTCCGTCACAACCCAGGCCCAGGCCGACGCGACCGCCCAGTCCCTGCTGAACCTGCGCCTCAAGCAAACCCGGTCGCTGACGTTGACCGCCGCCCCGAACCCGGCACTAGAGGCCGGGGACACGATTGAGGTTCGTTTCCCCGACGGCCGCGACGAAACCCATTTGGTCGACGCGACGACAATCAGCCTCGGCACCGACAGCCAGCAAATCCTGACCCGCCTGTTGGCAACCCCCGTCGTCGCCGCCGTCGATCAGCTGTACATGGGCCGCGACGCATGGCGCCAGCTGGCTGACGCCGTGCTGGTGGGCGCATGACCGTCACGCCTGTCACCCGCAGCCTTGAGGCCGTGCTGCGCACCGCGCTGACGCCGGGGGGCACGTTGCGGATCGTGGCCGCGACCTATGCGGCGACGACCCCGGCAGACCGCCGCTATGCGGACGTTGTCATCAACGGCCAGACCGTCCGCGCGCCGAACCTCAACGGGGTCCCCCAGGGTGTCAGCGGCACGGTTTGCTATCTGCTGGCCGACGACAGCCGCATGTGGGTTCTGGGGGCGCCCGCCCCGGCCGCGACCGCGGGACCCCCAGGCCCGCAGGGACCGGCCGGTCCGACCGGTTCGACGGGGCCAGCTGGACCCACTGGCCCGCAAGGACCAGCGGGTGCCACCGGTAGCACGGGTGCCGCGGGTGCCGCGGGACCGCAAGGCCCAAAGGGCGACACGGGCGCCGTCGGTTCCCAGGGACCGTCCGGCGCCTCAACGTTCGTGTCCGGGTCCGGCGCCCCGACCGGCGCCGTCGGGGTCGACGGGTCGATCTATCTCGACACGGCGACGGGGCGCATGTGGGGACCCAAGGCCGCGGGGGCCTGGCCCGGCGCCGCGTTTGGCCGCCTGTTGCCCCTGGCCCCCACCTATGCCCAGCTAACAAACGGATAGGACCATGCCTGCCTCTACTGCCCGATCCACCCTGCCCTACCCCGTCGCCGCCGACCCAGCCGACGTCCCCAAGGACGTCAAGGCATTGGCCGATCGGCTTGACTTGCTGCTACCGGCCAGCGGTGCCGCCCTGCCCGGTTCACCGGTCGACGGGGAGGAATGCACGATCATCGCCGACGCCACAAACGGCGTCGCCTGGCGGTTCAAGTACCGGGCCGCGTCCGCGGCGGCGTCCAAATGGGAATTCGTCGGCGGCGCCCCCCTCAGCCACGAAGTGCCCGCCAGTGAAACCAGGGCCACCGCCTCATACGGTGGCCTGACGACCGTTGGCCCTTCCCTGACCGTTCCGCTTGCTGGCGATTACCTGATTTCGATCGGTGCAAATATCGAATCGTCCCTGACGGCCGGTTGGCGCGGCCGGATGACGTTCAGCGGCACGGACGCCTATTCCGTTTGGAGTTCGGGATACGGCAATCCCAGTGCGTCACCCGGTGACGGGGCGAGCGTTGCGAGGACAGCCAGAACGACACTTGCCGCGCAAAGCATCGTCTGTCAATACAAGTCCGACGCCGGTAACGCCGTGGCGTTTGCGAATCGCTGGATGACGATCCTGCCGGTCCGGGTCGGGTGACGTCATGGCCGACCATTACGACAGCCTGACCCCGGCCGAACAGTGCTATTGGAACGTCTACACGCGGCTGCGCCAGCTGTCGGACTGGGCGGCGTTCACCGACGGGCAGGCCGAGGCCAAGGACGGCGCCCGCGGCTGGCTGGTCGCCCAGCGCAAGGAAATCTGGCGGGCCGCCGAGGGCGAACCGGGAGGCTGGGATCGCAACCAGCGGCGCGAACGCTACGTCCAGTTGCAGGATGAATCACTGGACGGCGGCACGCCGCGCAGCCTTTGCCAGTTGCCGACCGGGGGCGGCACCGACACGGAAAAGGTGAAAATCTCTGAACGGGAAATGTGGTGGAACCAATCAAGTGCCGACAACCAAACAAAGGTTTGGCGCGAAAACAATGTCGGCTGGCTGACGGACCGCCGCAAAAAGGTCTGGCACCTGGGCGAGGACGACGGCTGGGATGAGGCCAACCGCCGCCAGCGATATGACGCCCTATGTGTCGTCACGAAAACCGGGTCGGCCTACAGCGACTGGTCGGCCAGCCATAACGACACGACGGGGGCCGACAACCCGGCGCCCGGCCCGGCCAAGTCGTCACGACAGCTGGCCGTCGACAACTGCCGTAAGTACCTGGGGGTCAGCGAGAACCCGCCCGAATCAAACCGCGGCAGTCCCGAACCGTCCGGCTGGCAGAACCGCGTCTACGGCGATGACGGGGTCCCATGGTGCGCGTGTTTCTCAACCTGCATGGCCTGGGACAGCGGGGTTGTCGGCGGATCGTCGGCGGCCGTGCAGTACATCGTTTCCATGGCCCAGTCCGGGCAGGGAATGTTCCGCGGCTGGACGACCGACCCGGCCAATGTCCTACAGGGCGACATGGCGATCGTCAGCTGCACGACCTGTCACGTCGGCATGGTCGTTGACTCAGACGACGCGTGCCACACGATCGAAGGGAACACGTCGCCCGGCAGCGAGGGTTCCCAGTTCAACGGCGGATGCGTCGCCGAGCGTCACCGGTCGCGCGGCGAAATCGTCGGCTGGGCACTGGTCGACTACCCATAGGAAGGGACCCGAATGCAGAACCATTCTCTACTGATCCGCCTACTGGCCGTCGGCCTGGCCGTCGCCGCCGTCCTGATCGGCGCCGTCGCCGTGTTCACCAGCGGCTACACGGCCGGTGACTACGTGCATGACCTGGTTACGCTGGTGCTCGCCCTGGCCGTCCTGTCGGTCGGGGTACATCTGGTCATCGCCCGCAACGGGGGCCACGATGACCAGTGACGACCGCATGCCGTCCGACGCCCAGCTGACCGCCGACCAGCGTGCCCGGATCGACGTCCAACAGGCCGCCGACCGCGAAGCCGACCGCGCCGAGGATGCGCGCACGGAGGCCCAGCCCGTGCATGACGACCCCGTTGCATAGGCCTGCATTCAGGTTTCTTTCAGGTTGCGCTAACGTCGCCGCGGCGCAGGGACCAGACAGGGGTCCGACGGGAGGTCCGATGACCATGGAAAAGGCCGCACCTAGCGGGGAATCATGCGCCGTACGGCGCAAGGCGCTAACGACGCCGTACGGCGCCTTTGGTCACATGACGGTTACATGACCGTGACTAACCCCGAGGACATTAGGGCGCAGGCAAACCGCGAACGCGGCGCCCGGATCGCCCACTGGCGCGAGGTCCGCGACCTGTCGCAAACCGAACTGGCGCTGACCGTCGGAACCCAGAAAAGCGAAATCTCCCGCTGGGAAACCGGGCTACGGCGCCCGTCCGTGGCCGCTATCGCGCGCCTCGCCGACGCACTGGACGTCGACTGGCACGTCCTGGAATTTGGCTACTCGGCACCAGGCGACCCCGACCAGACGCCGCCGTGATTGTCGCCCTGGCAATCCTCGCCGCGATCGGCGCCTGGGTTGCCTGGCAGCTACGCCGCAGCCGTCAGGCGCGACGCTGCCGCGACGAACGCGAACGCGAACGCCTCGCCCAGTACGGCGAACACCTGGCCGCCGCCAACGGCCATCCTCACACGGGCGACGTCGCGGTCATGGCGACCCGACCCCGATACCAGGACCCGACGCCATGACCGAAACCGACCTGCTGCCCGCCCCGACCGGGGGCGAAATCCTGCTGCCCGCCAGCCTTGACGAAATCCGCGAGGCCATGGAGCGCTACCTAGAGGCAACCAAAGTCCTGCTGGACGACCCCGAATGCTGGCAGGGGCCGCCGTTTGCCCCCGATTCGTTCGTCAAGAAAGAGGGCTGGCAGCGGATCGCCAAGGCCTACCGGCTGTCAACCGAAATCGTCAGCGACTGGGCCGAACGCGACGACCAGGGCGCGCTGATGCGCGCCGGGTGCATCGTCCGCGCGATCGCCCCCAACGGCCAGCACCGCGAGGCGACCGGCTATTGCGACCGGCTGGAACGCCGCTTCGAATCGAGCATGGGCCGCCAGAAAATCGAGAACGACCTGCGCAACACGGCCGCCACCCGGGCCGAGAACCGGGCGATATCGAACCTTTGCGGCGTCGGCAAGGTGTCCGCCGAGGAGGCCGGGCAGGGCGCCAGCGATGAAAGCCACATACACGGCGCCGCTGACGCCCTGCCGGGCTGGGCGCAACCTGGTGACGCTGGGCAGGCCGGTCATCAGCTGGGGGTCATCCTGCTTGCCACGGGTGCTGATTCCGCCGTTATCCACACGATCGGCAACGCCATTTTTGACGCGTGCGGGGACGGGAATGTTCCGCGGATCGTGTGCGACGTCCTGGACCTGATCGCCGAGGCCGTCACGGCCGCCGATCCGCCTATTACCGACGCTGAGGTAGAGGGTTAGACATGACCAGTTTCGCTGACCGTGCCCGCGACCGTTACGAACCGCCCAACGGCAATCACCGGGTTGTCATCAACCGGGCCTGGGCGGGCCGCACCGGGGCAGGCAAAGAAAAGGCAACCATCGGCCTGGAAATCCTGGACGGGGCCGAGCGCGGAAACGAATTCACGCACTGGTTGGACCTTGATGCCGGATACGGATTCGCCGAGCGCGCGCTGACGATGTACGGGCTGCCATTGGCCGTGCTAGAGGCCGACGACGACCTGGAACGCCTCAGCCGCGACCTACAGCCGCTGATCGGAACCGTGTGCTGGGTTACGGTCAGCCGCAACCAGGGCGGGTTTGTCAACGTGACCGTTGACGGCGCCCAAACCCAGATTGCCGACGTTGACGTAGACGGCCCGCGGCCCGCCAGCTTTGAACAGGCGGCGGCCGCCGCCAGCGGCGATGACGAACCGATCCCCTGGTGAGTAATGAAGGGGACATGCGAGATTTGCGGGCGGACGATCGCCAACATTGAAACGGCCGCCTACCCGGTTGCCGGGTGGGAGGTCGAACGTCAGGCCGGGGGCGCGAACCGGATTGCCGACCGGCGCCGGGTGCCGGACCGGATCGCGCACGCGACCTGCCTTGAGTCGCGGTTGCGCCGTCAGCGGCTGGGTTTGGCGGCCGACCAGCTGGCGCTGCTATGACCGGGCAGCTGGTCGACCCGGACACGGGCGAGGTCACCGACCTGGCGGGCGCCCCCGACGTCCTGCTGGCGCGCACCCTTGACGACCTTGACGCCCAGCGCAACGAACTGACGGACTGGCGCCGCGCGGTCGCCGCCGAGGTTCTGCGCCGCATGGACAACGCGGCACGCTGGACGATTCATGCCGGGCCGTTCAAGTTGCACGCGCCGTCCCCGCTGGCCGCCGAATACGACGCGCGGCCGCTATGGGACGACCTGCAAATCCTGATCGCGGCCGGTCGGTTCGGGCAGGAAGCCCTAGACGCCGCCATTGAACAGGTAACGACGTTCAAACCCAGGGCGGCCGGGCTAAAGGCGCTGGCAAAGCTGGGACCCGACGTCGCCGCCGTCATTGAACGCAATACGCATACGGTTGAGAAACCCCGCGGCGTCCGGGTGACCAGGATATGAGGCGCCGCCGCGAACGCGACACGATCGACTTGCTGGCCGACGCGGGATTCGTTGCCTTCCCGATCGGCCGCGGGCAGGTCATCGCGTTGCACCGCGACGAACCGCCGCGGCTGATCGCGCTTGATGACCGCGCCGCCCGGTGCCTGTTGCTGGCGGCGCGACTGACGGGCGCTATCCCTGTTGCTGCGCGCTGGCCGCGCTGGCGGCGCAGCTATGGGACCGTGCCCGATTGGACCGCCCTATGACGATGCTGGACGCCGTCCAGTATTTCGCCGTGGACCTTGGCTGGCCCGTCCTGCCGATCCGCCCGGGCGGCAAAGAACCGTTGACGACGCACGGGGTTAAGGATGCGACGACCGATGAACGGCGCCTGTTGCACTATTGGGATCGCTGGCCGGACGCGAACATCGGGATAGCGACCGGTGCCCCCGGCCCGTGCGTGCTGGACGTTGACGACCTACAGGCCGCGGCGTTTGTACTGGCAACGCTTGAGGCTGAGCGCCCGCCCGAGGCGGCGACGTCAAGGGGCAGGCATCTGTACTACCAGGGGACCGACCGGCCGACGGTCAACGTTGGCTACGGCGAACTACGCGGCCGCGGGTCCTATGTGATTGCGCCGCCGTCGGTGCACCCGGACGGGTCGCCGTATCGCTGGCTGGTAGAACCCAGCGGACCGTTGCCGCCCGTCCCCGCGTCCGTGACCCCAGTCGGCGCGGGGACCGGGTCGGGCACGATGGCCGCCCGTGACCGGGTCCCGCACGGCGAACGCCATGCCCATTTGCGCGACCTGGCCGTCCGCCTGGTGCGATCCGGCATGACCGACCCGCCGACATTGGAGCGCGCTTTGCGCGCCGAGTACGACGAGGTTTGCGACCATGACCCGCCGCACCGCCCGGACGAATTCAAGGCGCTGGCCGCATGGGCGGCCGGGACCCGGATCGCTGAACGGGAGAGTTGGCGGGCCGCCTCGGGCGCCCGCTACAACGGCGGCCCTTCCCCCCTGGCCGAGCACCGCGACCTGGTCGACGCCGCGGGCGGCTGGCGGCCCTTGCGTCTCGCCGCCGTGCACCGCTACGGCAACCGGCTGGTTGACGCACTGCATATCTATCTGGACAACGGCGCCTTGATCGACTTCCCGCGCCAGTCGGACATAACGGGCCGCGGCGGCTGGGCACGATCGGTCATTGCCGGAACGGACGGGGTCGCGCATCCGCCTGCCCTGAAAGACCACGACCTACAGGACGTGTTCCGGTCGCTATGCGTGCTGGCCGGACGGTCACGCGCCCAGTTGGAGGCCGACGAACACGCCGACATTCTGGCCGACCTGCTGACTTTGTGCCGCCCGTTCACCGGCTACAGCGCCGTTGATTCCGCCGCCCGCTACCAGCTGCTGACGGCCGTCAAGTCGGAACGCCCATGGGACCCGACGGATCGCCAGACCCCGACTCAGCCGTTGCTGATCGTGGACCAGGTAACCGGCGACGAGTATTTGCGCGCCGGGGACGCCATGGCCTATTTCCGGTTTCGCGGCGCGGGGATCGCAACCCGCGAATTCCCGGGCCGAATGTCCATGATCGGCCTGGCCCATGTCCGGTTGAACGGCCGCGAGGCCGCGACCCCGCAGCTGGCCGGGGACCGTCGCCGAACCAACACGGCCCTGTTCTATTTGTTGTCCAATCAAAGCGAGGAAACCATGACCGACCAGCCCCAGCCTGATCCCGTGCCGGAACCCGACCCGCAGCCCGACCCGGCACCCGAACCCGACCCGCAGCCCGATCCGGCACCCGAACCCGACCCGGCACCAGGGGTCGTCCATGCGCCGAACGTAAGCGGCAGCCCGGGGGCCAGCCTTGATGACTATTCGCCCGGCGCCGAGGGCGGACAGGTCTACAGCAAGTGACCGACGACGTCGGCATACGGGAGGCGGTCGGCATGCTTGAGGCGTTACGCGACCAGCTGTCGGCCGCCGCCCTGACCGCCTACTGGGACACGCCGCACGGGACGGTCAAGGCGATTGTCCGCCGTGACGGGTTGCTGTTGTTCGTCAACGGGCAGCCGATTGAGGCCGACGCATGACTCGCGGGGCGCCACCCGTTTGCGGTCGGCGCAACTGTCGTGACTGCGGCCGCTGGCGCCCGCTGGTCGACTTTGGCCGACCGGGCTATAGCGGCGCGTCATTGTGCCCGCCGTGTCGCAGGGCGCGTAAGCGCGCGATCTATGACCGCGAGCGCGCCGACCCGCAACGCTTGCAGCTGCGCCGCGAGTATTTCCGCATCTACCAGTACGACCTGCGCCGCGCGGCCGGGGCGCCGGTCCGCGGGCCGTTCCGGTTGCGCACCCGGACCGGGTATGCCGACAGCCCGCAGCCGTTTGGCGGGCGGTCGCTGGCCCCCGACGATTTGGCCGCGCATGTCCGCCAGTGGATCGCGGCTTATGACGCGACGCATCTTGAGGGTTCGGGGTGGGTTTCCAATGGTGGCGGCCGGGCCGCGCTGGCCCAGCTGGCCGGGGTGCCGGAGCGGCGTATCTGGGGGGTTTTGCATGGCCGTCGTGTGCATGTCGTGACGGCCGATCGGATCGCGTGCGCCATTGGACTGCCATTGGGGACGATTGTGGGCGCAACGTGACCGGAACCCTGCCTATTGGCGGGTGCCTCGCCATGCCTCGCCATGACTCAGCATGCCTCGGCCTGACTCGGGTGCCTCGGCATGCCTCGGCCCTCCACGCGCCTGCGCGCGCGAGGCAGGACACTATGAAAGACCGTACGCGCACACGTAGGAGGCCGAGGCATGCCGAGTCACCCGAGGAATCGGGAAGCTCCACAATCTTGCATGCCGAGGCATCCCGAGGCATCCCGAGGCAGGCATGACGGACGACGTCGCCGCTGTCGTCATGGTTCCGCGGCTGTTGACCGTCGCGCATGCCGCCGTCGTTCTTGACTGTTCCCCGGACACGGTCCGGCGCCGGATCGCCGACGGGTCGCTGTCCGCCGTCCGCGACGGGCAAGGCCGCGTCGCCGTCCGCGGCGACGACCTGCGCCGCTATATCGACGCCATGGATCGCGTCGGCCAAACGATCCGGTCGCGGCCACTGAACCGGCCGCGGCGCCGATACGGCTACCTACACGAATGACCGTTGCGACCCGTACTCTTGGGCAATACCCAAATGTTCCCCGCGACGCGCAAACGCCGCGGGGAACGCAATCACCGGAGGTAGCCCGATGATCAATCCCAACCGTATCGCCACGTCGTGAGTGTTCATAGGCAGGGCGACAGCTGGCGGGTGCGCTGGCGCGAAGGCAACAAGCTGCGGTCGCGCACGTTCCCGCGCAAACGCGACGCCAGCGCCTTTGACGTCGAAGTCAAAACCCGGCTGGCCCGCGGACCGCACCTGGCCCGCGAACTGGACCGGGCCGGGGTCACGCTGGACGCGTTCATTGCGGACGGGTTTCAGTCGCGTGCCCGGCACCTGGCCCGCGGCACCCGCATTCAATATGCATGGGCGGCCGAACGGCACTTTGGCGCGTTGCTGAACGAACCGCTGGCCGCGATCGACGTGCGTCGCGTCATCGAGCACCAGGACTGGCTGCTCGATACGGGCCGCACGCCGCACACGGCCCGCGAAGTCCTCAAGCGGCTGTCTGGCGTCATGCAGGCCGCCGTCCGGCAGGGTCTGGTCCCGTTCAACCCGGTGCGCAGCGTTGACCGTGTCCCGATCCCCGCCAGCGACGACGTTCAGGCGTTGATCCCCGTGCAGCTAGAGCAGCTGGTCGCCGGGTTCACGGGCCGCGACCGGGTCATCGTCCTGCTGTGCGGGCACCTCGGATTACGGCCGCTAGAGGCCCGTAAGGCCCTGTGGAGCGATTTGGAGGGGTCAACCCTCACGATCCACTATCTGCGCACGAAACCGGGCGCAAAACGCTCTAGGGCGATAGCGGTCCCGGCACTGACCCTGCGCGACCTGCGGGCCTGGCAGCTGCAATCGGGCGGCCGTGGCGACGAACCGATCATCGGGGACTTGGCCGCGTCGGGCCTGTCGTCCTGGCAGACGCGGACATTCAACCCCGCCATACGGGCGATCAGCGCCAATGACGCGGCGACGCTGTACACGCTGCGCCACACGCACGCATCCGTCCTGCATTACTGCGGCTGGACCGTGCCCGACGCTGCCCGGCGCCTCGGCCATGGGCCGGTTGTCCACATGGGCACCTACGCGCATCCGATCGAGCGGATTGGGTCGCAGCGTTGGCGTGACCTTGACGACCTGATCGCCGAGGCCCGTGCCGACGTCGGGATTCCGATGTTCCCTCAAAGTTCCCTCAACGTATGAAAGTGACGGGAAATGCCTGCAAATCAGCACCCTGCGCGTTCCCGAGCAAGGGAAAAAACCTGCGATTCGCTGCCCTCATATGCGGCTAGCGTAAGCCAAACGGCGGCGCAACAGCGGGCCAGGGAACGCACCTGATGTTCCCTCAAAGTTCCCTCGTCGTTGCCCTCGCCGTCGCCGCCGTGTCGTCACCATGCGACACGGCAGCGACATGTGGGGCCGTCGCCGCCAGCGAACACCCACCCGTCGGTTGCTACACCTACGCCTGCGAGGTCCGCGTCAAACGCAACGTCCGCGCCGACATACGCCGCCGTCACCGCCAGCACTGGCGCTACCTGACCGCCCCGTATCGGGCATGGCTGGCGTCGACCCGTCAATGCGAATCGGGCGGCAACTACAGGACCGCCACGGGTAACGGGTTCTGGGGCGCCTACCAGTTCACGCTGACCAGCTGGGCCGCGGTCGGCGGGCACGGCAACCCCGCCAACGCCGAACCGTTGGAACAGGACTACCGGGCCGTCCTGCTGTTGCATTTGCAGGGCCGCGGGGCATGGCCCGTGTGCGGCTGACCCAACACGCCGCTATGGCGACTGACGCCGTACGGCGTTCTGACCCATTACCACGGTAGGATCGCCCGCAATACCCGCAACCCAATCGGGAGGCACCATGCAAAACGGGGACGGGCCACACCTGCTGGACCAGGACGCCATAGACGCGCACGTCTACGCGCTACAACAGGCCGCCGAGGCAGCCCAGCGTCTAGCGGCCGTAAAGCGCAACGAATACGACGCCGCGCTAGACCAGGCCAAACGCCTACAACGCGCCGTCGACGCCCTACAGCCAGCGGACGCAAAGGCAAAGCCAAGGATCGGCAGCTGGCAGGTATCGAACGCCAAGGTCGCCGAGGTTCTCGCGGCGATCCGCGCTATAGACGCTGACGAATTCACCGCCAGCGACATACACAAAGCCATGGGCAAGGGCACGTCATGGGAGGCGGTTCGCAAGTCGTGCGACGTCCTACGCGAACGCGAAGTCCTGCGCCTGGTCCGCGGCACCCGAGGCGGCGGCAAGGTCCTGGCCCTGATGCCCGACCACAAATAGACCATGGACCATTTGCGCCTACAGGACATGTCAGACCGCGAAGTCCTACTCGTCATGCTTGACCTGGGCGACGGGGACCCCGTCGACCCGGCCCAGCTGGCCGACGCCATAGGCATCAAAGCCGACCAGCCGCGGCGCATGGTCAGCGCACGCATGGCATGGCTCAAACGCTATGGCGCCGTCGACAAAGAATTCGCCACCGACGAACACGGCAACGTCCTCCGCAACCGGGCCGGGGAGGCCCGGACAACCCAGCGATACCGGCCCAGCCAACTAGGCATGGACATAGCGACCGGCACCCTGCGCGCCAACCAGGCCAAGGCATTGGACAGCCTTGACCACGGGGCCATGCTCGACGCAACCCGCTGGCTGACCGAACACGCCACCGGACAACTAGGCCAGCTGATCCGCCGTGAGTGGCGTTACCGCACGGAGTACGCCAACCGGCGCAACGGACGATGAGGTCTGACCGACGCTGGCTAGCCGTCGCCGCTGTCATCGTCGCTGTCATCGTTATCGACTCGCGGCGACGCATCATCAACGACCAACGACAACGCGCCCGACCTCGCTACGTCATTCTGCCGCGCTGACCGGGGTCGGTTTTTTCCAGTACCCCCCCAAGAAAT